CAGGCGGCATGGGGCAACAACCCATGGGCAACGCATCGGCGCAGCCGGGTGGGGGCGTCCCCTCTTACGCGCAGCCGTACATGAACAACTTTGGTGGGGGCATGGGCAACGCATCTGCGGGCGGCTTCCAGGGGGGAAGCCCATTTGGCATGCAGCAACAACAGCCGTATGGTATGCAGCAGATGCAGAACCCGTTTGGTGGGCAGCAACTGGGGCCTAACCAAAGTCCCGGCTATGGGATGAATCAATTTCAGCAGCAGCAACAGCCCAATCAACTCCAATCTTTTGAGCAGTATCGTGCGACGCCACGTATGCAAGATCAGCAGTTTCGTTCTCGTGAGCAACAGTTGCAAGAAGACCAAAAAGGCTATGAGGCATACAAAAACAATTTTGGTCAGCCGCAAGGGCAGCAACAGTTGCAAAACCCAAACGGGCCCTTCCAACCAACGCCAATGCAAATGCCGCAACCAATGGGCCAGCGCCCTGCGTACATGGACAACCCTGACTTCCAGGCGTACCAGAAGCAGGAGCAAGACCTTGGGCGGCAGATGAACGAGTACATGCAAAAAGCCCCTATGTTCCAGCAAATGCAAGACTTGCAGGGCAAGATGCGGGGGATGGCCCAACCCCAGCAAGGACAAATGGGACAAATGGGACAAATGGGACAAATGGGACAAATGGGACAAATGGGACAAATGGGAAACCCATACGGCAACATTGACCAGATGCAGCAACAACGGAACATGCAAGACCAAACACGGCTACAGTCCGCGTGGCAGCAGGCTACCCAAGAGGATGCTAGACGCGGTATGACTGTGGATATGCCACCACCACCAGGAACATTTGGGGACATGCGGGCGGCTGTAATGCCACAGCAACCCGGCTCAGAGCAGGTGGCTTCAGAAATCGGTATTGGTGACTTTATGCGACGGCAGCTTCCCGGCCCCCGTATAGACAACAGGATGGGCATGCCTGATTTTGGCGGTCGTGGCGGATACGGCGGTGGTCGTGGCGGATACGGCGGGGGTCGTGGCGGTTACGGTGGTGGGGGCGGCTACGGCGGACGCATGGGCGGTGGTGGATACGGCGGTCAAATGGGTCTGCAAGGCTTGGCGTCGATGTTGCAAGGACGGCGTGGGGGCTTTTAATCATGGCAGTTACCTCTGGACAATCAGGCTTTAACCTTGACCTCACTGAGCTGGTTGAGGAAGCGTTCGAGCGTGCGGGTTCAGAAATGCGCACGGGGTATGACCTGCGAACAGCGCGTCGGTCCCTTAACTTACTGTTTGCTGACTGGGCCAACCGTGGCGTCAACATGTGGACGTTTGAGCAGGGGACGATTACCCTGACACAAGGACTGAACACCTACGCCGTTCCAACGGACACCGTTGATCTGCTTGACCATGTGATCCGCACCAATGCCAACATCCTGTCCAACCAAGCGGACTTGACCATCACGCGCATCAGCGTGTCCACCTACGCAACCATCCCCAACAAGCTCAATCAAGCCCGGCCTATCCAGGTCTGGTATCAGCGCCTGGACGGGCAGGTGGCCACCACCGCTTCGACGTTTGTGTCCCAAGACCTCACTGCGGCAACGATCACGTTGAGTTCGGTTGTTGGGCTTCCCGCAATTGGGTACGTGGACATCGTGGCCACAGGTGGCACAGAGACTGTGTTTTACAACTACATTTCAGGAAATACCCTGAGTAACGTGTTTCGTGCGCAAAACGGCACGACCCAACAGACACCCGTTGCAAGCGACCCCGTCCGCGTCAACAACACCCCCCGTGTCACTGTGTGGCCCACACCTGATGGCTCCCAGACCTACCAGTTTGTCTACTGGCGCATGCGCCGGGTGCAAGATGCTGGCGGTGGCGTGAACGTCATGGATGTTCCCTTCCGCTTTATCCCATGTATGGCAGCAGGACTGGCCTACTACATTGCGCTCAAGATTCCTGGTGGCATGGAGCGCCTGGGCGTGCTCAAACAACAGTATGACGAAGCCTGGATGTCGGCTGCGGATGAAGACCAAGAACGTGCGTCCCTGCGGCTTGTGCCCAGGCAGATGTTCATTGGGGGTACGTAATGGGTAACAGGTTTGCGTCTGGCAAGAACTCAATTGCGGAGTGTGACCGTTGCGGGTTTCGCTTCAAGTTGACCACGCTGCGCAAAGAAGTTGTCAAGACCAAGGTATATGATCTCAAGGTGTGCCCCCAGTGCTGGGACCCAGATCAGCCACAGTTGCAACTGGGTATGTACCCGGTGGATGACCCGCAGGGGATACGAGACCCAAGGCCCGACATCAGCTACAAAGTGTCTGGTCGCACAGGTCTGCAAATTGAGCTGACCAACAGTTCGGCGGCTGACGCCCAAGGGATTCTCAGCGGGGGCAGCAGGATTTTTCAGTGGGGCTGGACTCCTGTTGGGGGCTCAGTATTTTTTGATGCCGCTTTAACACCAAATAACTTGGTTTTGGGCGTGCAATTGGGTACAGTTACGGTAGTAACGACATAAGGAGTCGAAGATGGACAAGAAAGACTTGGCACAAGACAAGAAGATGATCGCAGGCGCGGTGCATAAGCATGAGAAAAAGCTGCACCCTGGCAAGCCCATGACCAAGCTTAAGGCTGGCGGCAAGACCAACGGCGATATGCTCAAATACGGGCGCAACATGGCCAAGGTCATGAACCAGCGCAGTCCTGGTCGTGGAGGCTGATATGGCAACCTACACGCAACCAACCAAAGTAGCCAACGTAATTGTTGGCGAAGAGCCAGCCAAAGAGACGATGCGCAAAGCAAACGTGTCTGTGGCCAACACACGCAGCCAAGACTACCCACCCATGAAAACTTCGGGTATCGTGGTGCGCGGCGGTAAAGCGCAGACCAAAGGCAAGATGGCCAGAGGCCCGATGGCATGAACTACACCGAGTTGTACAACACAATTCAGAGCTACACCGAGAATCAGTTTCCCGATGTGTACCTTGCAAGTGGGGGTACTGTGTCTGCAACGACACAGATTAATACTTGCATCACGCAGGCTGAACAACGTATATACAACTCGGTGCAGTTCCCCTCGCTGCGTAAGAATCAATCCACCCCAATCACCATAAACAACAAGTACGTGTCTTTGCCCGACGACTTCTTGTCTGTTTATTCTTTGGCGTTGGTGACAGGTGTTACGGGCGCTAATTTAGATACGGGCACGTATGAGTATTTACTCAACAAAGATGTGAACTTCATCCGTCAGGCATACCCAAATCCAAATGACACAGGAGAGCCAAAATACTACGCTTTGTTTGGCCCAACAATTGTCAGTTCGGCAATTACAAACGAGTTGTCTCTTATTCTTGGCCCTACACCGGATGCAACATACTACGTAGAGTTGCACTACTACTATTACCCTGAATCCATCACCACAGTGGCTTCTGGCCAAACGTGGCTTGGTGACAACTTTGACAGCGTGTTGTTGTATGGTTCTTTGGTTGAGGCGTACACCTTCATGAAGGGTGAGCAAGACCTGATCGCTTTGTATGACGGCAAATACAAGGAAGCGCTTGCATTGGCACAGCGTCTGGGCGATGGGCTGGAGCGTAGCGATGCGTACCGCAGTGGGCAGTATCGGCAATCGCCCCTGCCCCAGAATAGTGGGGTTCGCTGATGGCGTTCACGGGCAACTACAGTTGCAACACACTTCGGTCAGGGCTGGTGAACGGCACAATTAATTTTGTGTCGGACACGTTTTACTTGGCGTTGTACACCAATGCCGCCACACTTGACCAGAACACCACTGCATACACTTCGGCGGATGAGGCGTCTGGCGGCAATTATGCCCCCGGCGGTCTGGTGGTAACAGCCACCATCGGTACCGAACTTGCTTCTTCTGGAAGCATTGTGTTCATCAACTTTTCTTCGCCGTCTTGGACGGGCGCAATCACTGCCAGGGGTGCGTTGATTTACACTCCGGGGGCCAACGGCGCTGTGTGCGTCTTGGACTTCGGGTCTAACAAAACATCCAGCGCAACTTTCCCCGTGACGATGCCTGCGAACACCAGCACATCGGCACTCATTCGACTTGTTTAAGGAGCAAATATGCTAGTAACCACGACAAAAGGCGACATGGACGACACCCTGCTTGAAAAGCGGGAAGGAACCGTGGATAATGACAACGAACAAACTTCTTGGGTTGAGTATTGGCTGGAAGGCGAATTGGTTCACCGTTCTGCTCATGTGACTCTGAAAAAACCGCCAACTTTTGCTGGTGGCGAAACCGCTTCTTTTACATAAGGAAATATCATGGCAAACACCCAATCAATGTGTACATCGTTCCTTGGTGAACTGATGTCAGCCCAACATCAGTTTGGGGCTTCAACTATTGTTTCACGCACTAGTTTGACGTCTCCAACTGGGGATACATTTAAAGCGGCACTGTATTTGACGTCAGCCACTGTTAATGCTTCTACCACGGCTTACGCAGCTACGAATGAAGTGTCTGGTACAGGTTATACGGCAGGCGGTGTTGCGGTAACAACTACAACTACGCCAACGTCAACCAACTCTTCTGCTACGGCAGGTGTGGGTTTTGTTACGCCTTCGGCTTCAATCACCTATACCACAGTGACTTTGACCACGGCGTTTGATGCAGTGTTGATCTACAACTCCACTCAAAGCAACAAGGCGGTTAGTGTTCACACGTTTGGTTCACAGACAATCACGGCGGGAACTTTCACCTTGACGATGCCTTCCAACACGACTTCGACTGCTCTGTTGCGCTTAGCCACAACTTAATGCGGGGGCGGCGCAGGCCGTAAGCCATGTTTGGTATAGCCGCATTTGCCGAAGTCCCGTTTGCGTCTCTTGCTGGTGGATCGCCGGTAACGGTTGCTTTAACTGGTGTTGCCGCGAACGGGGCGGTAGGCACAGCAACGCCAAGCATATCGGTTGCTAAAACCGGGGTATCGGCTACAGGTAGTGTTGGGTCTGTTACAGAGACAAACAGCCCAGCAGAAGATGGCAATGCTGCGATAGGTAGCGTAGGTACAGCAACGCCATCTCATTCCGTCGATCTTACGGGCGCAACTGCTTCTGGCGCAGTTGGAACGGTAGCACCTAGTCATGCGGTTGCTTTGACAGGCGTGGCTGCTTCTGGCGCAGTTGGAACAGTAGCTCCCAGCACAACAATTGCTCTGACGGGGGTATCAGCCACAGGTTCTGTTGGCACAGTTACCGCAACTCAAGCAACTATAGTTGCGCTCACCGGGGTATCAGCTACAGGGTCGGTCGGTACAGTAGCTCCCAGCACAACGATTGCCCTTACTGGGGTATTGGCTACAGGGTCGGTTGGCACGGTTTCCAGGGGTGCCACATCTCTCGCTCTCACTGGCATATCGGCTACAGGTATTGTTGGAACAGTAACCTCCAGTACGACAATTGCGCTTACAGGCGTATCAGCATCAGGTTCTGCCGGGACAGTTGCTGTTGGAGCAAGATCATTTGCTTTGACGGGCGTATCGGCTTCTGGTTCTGTTGGTACGGTTACCCCAAGTCAATCAATCGCGCTTACAGGTGTATCCGCTACGGGGTCAGTTGGCACAATTTCCAGGGGTGCAACATCACTTGCCCTTACCGGGGTTTTGGCTTCAGGTGCAGTGGGCATAGTTGCTCCCAGTAGTTCCGAAGGTGAGGATGGTGATGTAGCCTTTGGTTTTGTCGGAACCGCAGCACCCAGCACAACGATTGCATTGACCGGGGTGTCGGCTTCTGGTGCAGTTGGGACGGTTTCCAGAGGCGCTACATCGCTTGCCTTGACGGGCAATGCAGCATCAGGACTGCTTGGGACAGTAGCTCCCAGCACAACGATTGCCCTTACTGGGGTATTGGCTACAGGGTCGGTTGGCACGGTTTCCAGGGGTGCGACAGCTCTTGCTTTGACAGGTGTGGCGGCATCGGGTTCTGTCGGAGCGGTAACGGTTGCTGAGAGGTCGCTGGCTCTTACCGGGGTGTCTGCATCTGGTTTGTTGGGGACAGTAACTCCCAGCACAACGGTTGCTCTGACAGGCAATTTTGCTTCTGGTGCGGTTGGCACAGTGTCTAGGGGCGCTACATCAATTGCGCTCATAGGCGTATCCGCTTCTGGTGCGGTTGAGACAATGGCTCCCAGCACCTCAGAGGGTGAAGATGGGGACGTTGCCAACGGATTTGTAGGTAATGTAGGGGTTGTTCAGACAGTGGCCCTCACTGGAGTATCGGCAGCAGGCGCGGTTGGGGCAGTTGAGTTTGCAAAGCTGGTTGCTATAACGGGGGTATCAGCTTCTGGGTTATTGGGGGCAGTAGCCCCAGCCACATCACTCGCCCTTACAGGCAATTCAGCTTCCGGTGCAGTTGGGGTAGTTGAGTTTGCAAAACTGGTTGCCGTTACAGGTGTCGCCGCTTCCGGGGCAGTTGGGGCAGTTGAGTTTACAAAGCTGGTTGCTATAACGGGGGTATCTGCGGCGGGGGCAATAGGCACAATAAGCAATGGGGTCAGAACCGTTGCCTTGACTGGCGTGCAAGCCACGGGAGGGGTTGGGACTATAGTTGCGGTAAATTGGAAATTGGTTGATGACAGCCAGACCGCAAACTGGCAAAATGTGAACAATGCAGAAACAGCGTCGTGGGCATTGGTGAACAATGCAGAAACAGCGTCGTGGGCATTGGTGAACAACGCAGAAACAGCGTCGTGGGCATTGGTGAACAACGCAGAAACCGCCGACTGGGTGCTGGTTGAAACGGATTAAGGACACATATGGCTTTAGTACTAAAAGACAGGGTTAAAGAAACCACCACAACCACGGGTACCGGCACTATCACGCTTGCTGGCGCAGCCACGGGGTTCCAGTCTTTCTCGGTTATTGGTAACGCAAACACCACCTACTACACGATTGCAGGTCAAAGCGGTTCTGAGTGGGAAGTTGGGATTGGCACATACACTGCTGCTGGTACTTTGCTCTCAAGGGACACAATTTTAGAGTCAAGTAATGGGGGCACGGCTGTCAATTTCAGTGCGGGCACCAAAGATGTGTTTGTTACGTACCCGGCTGAAAGGGCGGTTTATGCCGACGGAACCACGTTAACGGCTACCAACAGTGCAGTGTTACCAATTGCTTCTGGCGGCACAAACTCTACAGCTACTGCCACCAACGGTGGTATTGGGTACGGTACGGGTACGGCCCATGCGTATTCTTTAGCAGGCACTTCCGGGCAGGTTTTGCAAAGCAATGGCGCAGCAGCCCCCACTTGGTTGGCTCAGTCCAGCATTGCAGCAGGTTCAGCTACCAATGCAACCTTGGCCACTACGGCGACTCTTGCCACACTGGCGACCCTTGCTACTACAGCCACATTAGCCACAACTGCAACAACAGCAAACGCCACAGCAGCAGCCCTAACGGGTGGGACGTATATTACAAGTGGTGGCACCTTTAATGGGTCAACTGCTCGCACGTTTGCAGTAGATGCAACTAACCTAAACACTGCCAGCAAGGTTGTAGCGCGGGATGCCTCAGGCAATTTCAGCGCGGGGACAATCACCGCAACCTTAAGCGGCGCGGCGTCTTCGGCAACCAACGCCACACTGGCTACTACGGCTACGTTGGCTACTACGGCTACGCTTGCAACTTTGGCCACTACGGCTACGCTTGCAACTTTGGCTACAACTGCTACAACGGCCAATGCGCTTAACACAGCCAACAATTATCAAGTCAACTCGCTGGGGGTTGGCACATCCTCAACAACTGCGGGGCAAATTAAAGCCACAACCGCGATCATTACGCCCAACACCGCCGGTGTAAGCACGGGTTTAACAGTTGTAAACGGTGACGTTACAGCGTATCGCAGTGGCGGCACTACCGGGGTTATATATTTATCAAGTTCCGGGGCCAACTACGTTTATTTTGACGGGGCAAACTATTATTTTGGCCCCAACATTGCCATTTCCGCAGGTAATATTGGCAGCTATACCGCAGGCGCAGCCACCAACGCAACTCTGGCTACCCTAGCGACTTTGGCAACCCTGGCTACTTTGGCTACTACGGCGACCACAGCAAACGCTACAGCAGCGGCTCTGACGGCGGGGACATACCTTACAAGCGGCGGTACTTTTAATGGCTCAACCGCCCGTACCTTTGCAGTGGATGCAACTACCACCAACACTGCCAGCAAAGTTGTTGCACGGGATGCCTCGGGTAACTTCAGCGCAGGCACGATCACTGCTACTTTGAGTGGCGCGGCGTCTTCTGCTACCAATGCCACTTTGGCTACCCTAGCGACCTTGGCAACCCTTGCAACTTTGGCCACCTTGGCCACCTTGGCCACCACGGCTACAAACGCTTCAAAAGCTTGGGTAAACTTTAACGGTAACACTGGTACTAGGCGGGGCAGTTTTAATGTCACTAGCGTTACACGTAACAGCGCGGGGAACTACACACTAAACTTTACGAACGCTTTGGGCAGCGCAAATTTTTGTGCCGTTACAGGAGGGTGTTATACATTAAACTCTACCAACGAACGTAATTTTGGAGTAACTACTGAAAACTACAGTGCTACGGGCGCTACATTGCTTATTATTACTTCCGACATGACCACTGGTTCTCCATTAGATATGGAAGTTGTTAATGTGTCGTGTTTTATATAACCCCAAATAAGGAAATTAAATGAGCACTTATTCATCAAATCTACGGATTGAACTCATCACCAACGGCACCCAGGCGGGTACGTGGGGGGACACAACCAACAACAATTTGGCCTATGTGCTGGACTCGTCGATCGCCGGGTATCAGACGGTTAGCGTAACTGCGGCCAGCCAAGCTTTGACATACACCAGCGGGCCTACATCTACGGCCTCTGCAAACCAAGCTGTGTACGCCATGCTGCGGTTCACCACCACAACTGGCGCGGCTTTTGCGGTCTACGCACCCCCCGTCTCCAAAGCGTATATTGTTTGGAACGACAGCGGCCAGTCAATGACCATCTACAACTCGACTGTGATTGGCAACACCACGGCAGCGGGTACGGGCACTAGCATTATCAGCGGGGTTGCTTACACGGTTGCAACTCTAAGCAGCACAACTCTGGGGCAATGGCAGGCGTTTTTTAGTAGCTTGTCTGCAATACCGACTGTGGGGCAAACCATTACTGCAACTGCTACGGGCACGCTTGCTGGTGGTGCGACAGTAACGGCTACTGTTCTAATTGCCAATGGCTCCAAGGTCATGGTCTGGTCAGATGGGACAAGCTTCTATGAAATACAAGCATCAAACTTGACAGGCACACTGCCCATCGCCAACGGCGGCACTGGGCAGACTACGGCTAACGCGGCACTCAATGCGCTGCTTCCCGTCCAAACAAGCAACGCCAATAAATACCTTCAGACCGACGGCACAAACTCAAGTTGGGATGCGATTAACCTTAGTACATCCGACATTACGGGTACTCTTGCCGCTACCAACGGGGGCACGGGGCAAAGCACGTACACAACCGGGGACACTCTGTATTCGTCCGCCGCCAACACACTAGCCAAACTGGCAGGCAACACCACAGCCACTCGAAAGTACTTGGTATCGGTGGGTACCGGCACAGTCGCAACTGCGCCAACCTGGGATGACATTGACATCAGTACCGGCGACATTACTGGTACTTTGGCTGTAGCCAATGGCGGCACGGGACAAACAGCCGTTCTAACCCAATACGGTATTTTGTACGGCTCAACCACCACGGCTATGGCCACCACGTTGGCTGGCACTTCTACCCAAGTGCTGCATGGCAACGCTTCTGGTGCTCCTACATGGGGGTCCGTGGCTTTGTCAGCAGATGTGTCAGGAACTCTGCCTATTGCCAACGGTGGTACTGGACAAACCACGGCAAACGCAGCCCTCAACGCATTGTTACCCGCCCAAACAAACAGTCGAGTGCTCCGCTCAAATGGCACAGACACTTCATTTGCTCAAGTGGCTTTAACTACGGACATATCGGGAACTTTGCCTATTGCCAATGGCGGAACAAACTCTACAGCAACGCCAACAAATGGCGGGATTACTTACGGCACGGGCACTGCACAGGCGTATTCTCTTGTCGGGACTTCTGGACAAATTCTATCTTCCAATGCCGCCGCCGCTCCAACATGGGTGGCGCAATCTAGTATTGCTGCGGGTTCGGCCACAAATGCAACATTAGCAACAACTGCTACTTTGGCAACACTTGCAACCACGGCTACCTTGGCAACGCTTGCCACCACGGCCACCCTTGCCACCCTTGCCACCCTTGCCACTCAGGCAAGTTCAGCTTTAATCAGGTCAGCAACGGTGCAAGCATCTACCAGCGGCACAAGTATTAACTTTACAGGCATACCATCAGGTGTAGAACGTATAACTGTGCAATTTCGAGGGGTAAGTTTAAATTCAAGTGCAAATTTTTTGATTCAACTTGGGACGGGTAGCACTACTTATACAACAAGTGGGTATGTATCAACCGCTTTGGCGGCTGTAAGCGGAGGCAACACTATTCTTTCAGACACTACTGGGTTTTTAGCCTATATTTCAAGTACCGCAGGTGTTTGGTCAGGACATATGGTTATTACAAACATTAGTGGTAACGACTGGGTATCAAGTCATAATGGGAAATATAACACTGGAACCGTTTGTTCTGGTGCTGGCGATGTTTCATTAAGTGCAGTACTGACTGCTGTTCGCATCACAACAACCACTGGCACAGACACTTTTGACGCTGGCTCAATTAACATTCTTTACGAATAAATATGATTTCCTTTAACACTCAACAAATAAGGAGTCCAAGATGTCTGATGTAATTATTTACACCAATGATCTTGGCGGCGTGTCCGTCTGCGTCCCTACGGGGGAATTGCCAATTGAACAAGTGCAGGCCAAAGATATACCCACTGGTGTTTCAAGTTTTATTGTTGCTCAATCAACGCTTCCTTATGACAATAATGATTTTTTTGACGCATGGGAACAAGTTGATGGCGCAGTGACAATTAACTTCACTAAAGCCCAAGCGCTTACAAAAACCCGTTTGCGTTCCGAACGTGCCCCTTTGTTGACAGCGCAGGATGTAGCCTTCCAGCGTGCGTTGGAAGCTGGCAGTGACACTACTGCAATCGTGGCGGAAAAACAGCGCCTGCGTGATCTACCCACTTTGACTGACGCCTGCACAACGCTTGCTCAACTGCGGGCATTGCACCCTTAAGGGGTAAAAAATTGATCCAATCACGGCATTCGCTCTCTGCAAAGGTGCCTATGAAGGCATAAAGGGGTGCGTTGCCGTCTACCAAGACCTGAAGAAAACAGGCAATGATCTGTCCAAGATCACCACGGAAGTGGGCGGCGCACTGTCAAAGTTCTTCAAGGGGCACGCCGAGCTCGAGGCCAGCCACGAGAAAGCGGAAGTTCAACGGGAAGACAATCAGAAAAAGGGGATCAAAGACGACCTTGCCACACAAGCCATAGACAATGTAATGTATCTGCGGCAGACCAAGCAGTTTTACGCTGACTTAGAGAAAATGGTGCGCTGGGAGATGGGAATGCCTGATATGTGGCGTGACATCGTAGAAGAGTATCAGCGGCTCTTGGATCAAAAGTCAGAGCAGGCGGCTCGTGAACTGCACGAAAAGCGGGTGAAAGCATGGCGGCGACAAAGGTTAAAAAATCAGATTCTGGACAGGGTGCTGGAGACGGTAGCGGTGGTTTTCGTAGTCGCTTACTTGATAGGCCTAATGTGGATAATCAGTCTCAATCATCAGGGTCGTTTGGATACCTTCTGGTCTTAGTCCTGTTTGCACTGGTCTTTGTGTTGGTGCTTCCCCTTGTCGGGATGATGTATGTGGACACGATGGTGGTAAGGCGAGAGGCCAAGGCCCAAATGGAAAAAACCGAGAAACTGCGAAAGCAGATTGAAGAAGCTCAAAAGAAGGAAGAAAAATGATTGACCTCACCAAGGCCATTGGAGCAGTTGCCGCAAGCGTTGCCGCACTGGGTGGCAGTTACACGCTGGCCGACAAGTTTGGCTGGTTTGACCGCGCAATCATTGAGTGGTCGCCTGAGAACTTCAAGATCGTGGCAGAGGCTGGACAGCCAATAAACGTAACTGTCGCACGGATTAAGAAGCGCGATGACTGCTCCGTTGAAAGTTTTACCCCAAGCATTCGTGATGCGGCGGGTATGGTGCATGAAGCAACCACCACAGCCAGCAGGTTCAGCGGCCCCGCAGGCCCAGAGATTGATACATTTACGTACCAGTTGACAATGGTTCAAAAAGAGAAGATTGCCAGCGGCAAGGCAACTTTGTTGGCAACAATCAAATACAAATGTCCAGAAGGGGAGCGCGTTGTGCAGTACCCCCGCCACCCCAATTTAAGTTTCGACCTGAAAGGCTAAAAAATGCTAACCCTGTTCTCATCCCTCATCAGCTTCCTCATGGGCGGCTTGCCCAAAATCCTTGAATTCTTCCAAGACCGGGCCGACAAGAAGCATGAGCTTGCCCTTGCGGCCATGCAGACCGAACGGGAACTAACCTTGAAGAAAGCTGGCCTGGAAGCGCAGGAACGGATTGAGCATATCCAGACCGAGCAGATTCAGATCAACGCAGAGGTCACCAACGCCCAGACCGCAATGCAGGAGCGCCAAGCTTTGTATGCACACGATGTAGCACTGGGTCAAGGGGCCAGCACTTGGGTCATTAATATGAGAGCCGCCACCCGTAGCGTCATCACCTACGGCATGTTTGCCATGTTTATGTTTGTTGAGATTTTTGGCTTCTACTACGCATGGCACACCAACGTGGAATTTACCGTTGCGCTGGACAACCTGTGGGACGATGAAACCCAGATCATCTGGGCGTGTATTGTGTCGTTCTGGTTTGGCGGCCAAGCTTTTAAATCCAAATGAATCTCAGCCCAGAGGCCATCAAGGTCATCTGCCACCATGAGGGCATTCGGTTTAAACCATACCGTTGCCCAGCCCTGCTTTGGACAATAGGAGTTGGACATGTACTTTACCCAGACCAAGCTAAGATACCAATGGATCAAAGAGGAGCTTACCCGCTTCGCCCAGAAGATAGCCGGGTTTTTTCAAAGGACGAAGTAGATGGGATTCTCAGAAGCGATCTTGCAAGGTTTGAGCGTGGAGTGGCTCAGTTCTGCCCCGTTTCCCTTACACAAGGTATGTATGATAGCCTTGTTAGCTTTAGTTTCAATGTCGGTCTTGGAACACTCCAGCGTTCGACGCTTCGTCAAAAGCTGCTTCGGGGCGATAAAGCGGGTGCTGCGGAAGAACTCTTGAAGTATTGCATGGCTGGTGGGAAAATACTCAAAGGGCTGCAAAACCGTCGGATTGACGAACGCGCCATGTTCTTGTCATAGGAATCAAAATGCCCTTACAGAAACTTGCATTCACGCCGGGAACCAACCGAGAAAGCACCAACTACGGCAATGAAGGCGGTTGGTATCAAACCAACAAGGTGCGCTTTCGTTCTGGTCTGCCAGAAAAGATTGGCGGTTGGACAAAGGATGCGGGCATTCTATCCACCGACATTGCCAATGTGACTACCAGTATTGCGTACCCCACAACTGGCACGTTATGGGGTGTTTGTCGTTCCTTGTGGAACTGGGTTACCTTGTCTGGGTACAACCTGCTTGGTCTGGGCACCAATCTCAAGTACTACATCCAAAACGGTACAGGTGGACTGTTCTACGACATAACGCCAATAACAGGCATCCCCCCTGCCGCAATTAGCGTTGCTTCAAACGCATTCACCACGACTGCCTCTTCATCAGGCACTGCACGGTATGTGACTGTGACCTGTAACGTGTCGGGTTACAACGGGCAGACAAACGACTTTGTAACCATCTCAGGGGTGGCCAGCGCAGTTAACGGCATTCCTGCGGCAAACCTCAATGCTGAGTTTCAAATTACATACGTCAGTAGCTCTACATTTACCATACAGGTCTATGTCTCATCGGCTGTTACGGTGACTGCTGGCACAACGGGCGCGGCTGCTTTTGCAGTGCAGATTTCAACGGGTGGCGATGTATACACCGTTGGCGTAGGCTGGGGTTCTGGTGGGTGGGGTGGCTCGACTGGCCCCAGTGTTGCTACCGCACTAACTTCAGCTATTACTAGCACAACTTCTACTGGGGCTATTAGCGTCAGTTCCACAACCGGGTTTGCGGCCAGCGGGAACATTGTTATTGACACTGAAATTATTACGTACCCGTCTGTTACTGCTACCACCTTTGCATCTCCTGTGGTTCGGGGGGTTGGTACTACGGCGGCAACACACACGGTTGGAACACCTGTATATCAGTATTCATCCACTGCTACAGGCTGGGGCGCTGCTGCTCCTATAGGTTTTGGTATTGGGCTGCAATTGCGTACTTGGAGTGAGTCAAACTACGGCCAGAACTTGGTGTTAAATCCTCGTGGTGGGGCAATCTACTACTGGGTTGCAGATGCAACACCTACCATTTTTAATAGGGCGCAGGTAGTTTCCGCTTCCAACACCAATACCCAAAATAGTATTGCTTACTGGGATGCAGATTCGACATGCCCCACGGTGTGTAACTTTGTGTTGGTATCCGACTCAAGCCGATTCACAATTGCTTTTGGTACGAATGACCCTACTGGGGTATATGCCACGGCAGCACTTGACCCCATGCAGATTCGATGGTCTAACCAAGAAGATTTGTTGACATGGACTCCCGCTATCACCAACCAAGCAGGGGATTACCGACTGAGCCACGGCTCGGCCATTATCATGGCCCAGCAGACACGCCAAGAGGTTTTGGTGTTTACTGATTCAGCCATTTACTCTATGCAATATATTGGTCCGCCCTACGTGTGGAGCTTCCAGATTCTGGGGGACAACATCTCTATTGCTGGCCCTAATGCTGTGGCAACTGCTACCAACATCACGTACTGGATGGGACTAGATCAGTTCTACCAATACTCTGGTAGGGTGGATGTTCTGCCGTCTACGCTACGGGAATATGTGTTCACCGATATAAACAGAACACAGTCTTTTCAAATTGTGTCAGGTACAAATGAAGGCTACAACGAGGTTTGGTGGCAGTACTGCTCTTCTACGTCCAACGTAATTGACCGTTATGTAATCTACAACTACAAAGACAATGTTTGGTATTACGGCGATTGGGCAAACTACAACGGCGCGTATCAAGGCCGTACAGCATGGCTGGATAGTGCGTTGCGTGCCTCCCCAATGGCTACAGCTTATGGCGTTGCTGGCGGAAGTTCAAACGCAATTCTTGTTTACCATGAGAGTGGTGTGGATGATGGTACGGTCAACCCAGCGGTTCCCATTGTGGCCAATGTGCAGTCTTCCGACTTTGATATTGGGGACGGCAACAACTTTGGGTTTGTGTGGCGCTTGATTCCTGACCTGACGTTTGACGGCTCCAGCGTAAATACTCCAACAGCGTATTTCACAGCCATACCCCGAACTTTCCCTGGCGCGGCATACGGAAGCTCAAACAACCCCGCAGTGCAAAGCACCCAGAACTATCAGAACCAGATTACGTACAACGTGCAACAGTTCACCCAACAGATATACGTGCGGATTCGTGGGCGGCAGATGGCATTCAAGGTAAGTTCTGGGACCACGGGGTCAACGACAGACGGGTTGGGGGTGCAGTGGCAACTGGGCGCTCCTCGCATTGACCTCCGTCCTGACGGCAGGAGATAAATGGCAACTAACATAATCACCAACCGCTATCGGCCTGTCGTAGCGCCGCGCCTGCCGTCCGCTCCGCAGGAATACAACGCCCAATACCAAGAGCAGTTTATGAACATCTTGCGGTTGTACTTTAACCAGCTTGATAGTTTGTTGGGCGTTGTGGTGGGGGATAACGGGGGACGGTTTGTTCAGTTCCCTTACGGAGCATTCCACGACACTACAACACAATCGGCGGCGGCAACAGGCACGGCGTATACAGTTACATTTAACTCTACTGGTCTAAGTAACGGCGTTGCTATAGGGTCGCCAACATCAAAAATTACTGTTACAAATGCAGGCATCTACAACTTCCAGTTTTCCTTGCAGCTTGATAAGGCATCTGGTTCCGCAGGGCACGCTTACATTTGGGCGCGGATAAATGGGGTAGACGTTGCGTATTCCGCCAGTGAAATGGCTGTTCAAGGAACCGTAGCAGAAAACATTGCAGCTTGGAATTTTGTGTTATCTATGCAGGCGGGGGACTACTTTGAGCTGATGTGGAGTGTGGATGACACCAACGTCCAAATTAAGGCTGTTGCGGCAGCGGCTCCAGTCCCGGCTATTCCCTCGGCAATCTTGACTGTCACATTTGTCTCGGCGCTCTCAACATGATACCATTTGAACAATTAACCAGGAGTACGCTATGAGCGGTGGCGGCGGATTCGACCCCGGCAAAGAGCTTGCCAACCTTGACAAAAGTTTAAGCCTTTCACAGAATGCGCCGCTGATTGCAGCGGCGACTGCCATGTATTTTACTGGCGGGGCTCTTGGCGGGGAGACGCTTGCTGGAGCAGGGACGGCGGGCGCGGGAGCCGGGGCTGCTGGTGCTGGGACTGCGGCTGGAGCACTTGCTGCCGACAGCGCGTATTTAGCTGCCTCTGCGTTAACACCGGCTCAGGCTGCTGCCGCTGCTGCTGGATCAGTTGAGGCGTCTCAATTGGCGGGACTTGCAAGTTTGGCCCCCGCCGCTCCCGCCGCTGCGGCTAGCGCCCTTCCCGCCGCTGGTGCTGCTGGTGTTGATGCCATTGGGTCTGGGATAGCTACTCCCTATGTGGGCGGGCAGGCGGCGATGGTTCCAAGTGTTGCGGCTCCCGCCGCTCCTGGCGGTATTGCAGGCATGGCAAACTCCGCCGCTAACTGGTACGGCGGACTCCCCGCCGTGGCCAAATACGGCATTCCCCTGGCGGCTGCGGCAATGCTGGCAGACCGCAAGAGTCCCTATCCCGAAGCCCCGCCGTATGACGGCCCGTTGAACAAGCTCAAGTACGACCCAGACCGCTACAAGCCGCTTGAAGTCAAGCCGCCTACCCCCTACACTCCGGTGTACAAAGACTACCGCAACATGGCTGGCGGCGGGCTTACAAGTATTGGAGAACAAATAAAGCGGCTTGCACAAGAACAAGAACAGGGAAAGTACGCCACCCCCCCACTGAGCTACGACCCTGCCCGGTATGACGCTGAAGCTGGCACAAAGATGGTTGCCCGGCCCGGTATGGCTGGTGGCGGTTTGGCCGATCTTGGCGGTTATGCCGACTACGCTCGTGGTGGGCGCATGCTCAAAGGCCCAGGAGACGGCATGAGTGACAGCATCCCCGCCACCATTGCAGGCAAGCAACCCGCCCGGTTGGCCAACGACGAGTTTGTGGTTTCTGCCGATGTGGTGTCGGGCTTGGGTAACGGCTCATCGGACGCTGGGGCCAAGCAGTTGTACAAGATGATGGACCGGGTTCGCGCCGCCAGGACAGGTAAACAAGCACAGGCCAAGCAGATCAACCCGACCAAGTACATGCCAGCATGACGCTCACTGTCCAGCATGTCCCGCAACAGTACACCGCCCAGACTTGGCCGTTGGTGGAGAAATTCATCGCTGCAACAGAGAAGTTTGGCGGGGATGACTACTCGCTTGAGCAGATCAAAATGTACGTCACGCTGGGACATTGGACGTTGTTAGTGGCCACTGACGAAGACAACCAGCTTCACGGGGCAATGACAATCGCTTTTCAAAACTACCCCAACGACAGGGTGGCGTTTGTGACTAGCGCAGGGGGTGCAGGGATTGTCAATGAGCCAGTACTGGATCAGTTAAAGGCGGTGTTGCGCGGCATGGGCGCTACCAAGATTCAAGCGGGCGGGCGTCCAGCAATGGTTCGCCTGCTGGAGAACCAGGGATTTACACGGCGTTATACCGTGGTTGAAACAAAGATATGAGGGCACTGTGATGTTCAAATTTACCGACATACTCGACTTTTTTATGGGGCCACGCTTGTACATGGGCGGGGGTGGCGGCGCTCCTCCGCCTACACAGACCACGGTGTCCAACACAAACATCCCTGAGTATGCGCGTCCATACGTAGAGACGATGCTTGGCACAACCCAGCAGCAGTTGTACAACTACGAGACAGACCCGACCACGGGGCAGAAATACGCCACTAGCATGAAGGGCTACACGCCGTTCAGCGAAGACCCATCCAAGTACGTTGCTGGGTTCAGCCCCATGCAGGAGCAGTCGTTCAGGGGAGCCGCCAACATGGGCACATCTCCCCAGTTGGACACGGCGTCGGGTATTGCGGGCTTGGCAGGACAACGCGCTATGGGGGCAAGCTACGACGCAGGGCAGTTTGGCAATCAGTTCCAAGCGCCCCAAGACTATCAAACCGGGCAGTTCAACTCCCAACAAGTCAATGCACCGCAGTTGCAAGACTTGCAAATGCAAGGCCCGGCTAATGTAAACGCGCCCAACTTGCAGCAGTATCAGATGGGGCCTGCCGAGCGTGTCAGCGCAGACAGCTTTAACCAACCTGGAACTGCTAACCAGTTCATGAACCCCTACATGCAAAATGTAGTGGACATCCAGCAACGCGAAGCCCAGCGTCAAGCCGATATTGCAGGCACCCAGCGTGCTGGTCAGGCGGTTCGTTCTGGCGCATTTGGTGGCTCCCGTGCAGGGTTGATGGAAGCTGAAGCCGCACGTAACTTGGCCACGCAAAAGGGCGACATCCAAGCACAAGGGCAGAACGCCGCGTTCCAAAACGCGCAACAGCAATTTAATGCCGAGCAAAACGCACGCATGCAAGCAGCGTTAGCCAACCAAGGCGCGGGTCTTACTGTGGGTCAGCAAAATCTTGGCGCTCAATTGGGCATACAGCAACTGGGTTCAGGTCAAAACCTGCAAGCGCAGTTGGCCAATCAAGGCATGGGGTTCAATGTTGGCCAGCAGAATCTGGCTTCGCGTTTGCAAACCCAGGGGCTTGGCTCTGGACAAAACCTCCAAGCACAACTGGCCAACCAGCAGCAAGGTATGAACGCGCAACAAATGCGTGAACAGTCCCGACAGTTTGGCGCAGGTCAGGGCATGACCGCCGCACAGCAACGCGCACAGTATGGGTTGGCTGGCCAGCAAGCCGGGGAGCAGTCTCGCCAGTTTGGTGCAGGCTACGGCATGCAAGGGTTGCAGACCGGGCTGCAAGCCGCTGGTCAGTTGGGTCAGTTGGGCCAGACGCAGTACGGCCAACAGGTTGGCAACATTAATTTGCAGAATCAGTTGGGCGCTCAACAGCAAGCGCAGCAGCAAGGCATCTTGAACCAGCAGATTCAGAACTACGCCATGGCGCAGCAGTACCCCCAGCAGCAGTTGGCCTTTATGAGCAACATGCTGCGCGGCTTGCCGATGCAGTCCACCAGCACCAACATGTACCAAGCCGCCCCCAGCAACGTGTCGCAGTTAGCAGGTCTGGGCATGGCAGGTTATGGCTTGAGCAGAATGGCAGGTATGAAAAAGGGCGGCAAAGTTAAAGCCAAGCAGCGCCCAGCAGGTCTGGCTGAGCTGGCACTCTCCAAAATAGGGTAAGGAATATTCATGATTAACGTCAACCAGATTACCGCCCAAATGGCGCGGATGTCCGACCAAGCGTTGCAGCAATACGCGGCTATGCACAAGGCCGACCCCTACACGTTGTCGTTGGCGCTGTCTGAGTCCAACCGCCGTAAAGAGATGCGTCAGGGTGCACAGGCGGGGCAGCAACAGCCGCAGCCTAAAGTGGTTGACCAAGAAATTGCGCAGATGGGGCCACAAATGCCGCCCCAACAAGGGATGCCACCGCAAGGTGCGCCGCAAGGCACGCCGCCACAACAGCTTCCAGAAGACAGCGGTATTGGTCAGCTCCCGGCACCTAATATGCAGCGCATGGCTACTGGTGGCATCGTTGCTTTTGAAGAAGGCGGAGAAGTTCCCCGGTTCCGAGTTGGGGGCCAGCCGCAGGGGTACTCACACGGTATGGTTGACCCCAGCGGACTTTTTGGTGTACACCCGGAATCTTTGGCTTATGACCAAGCACGAGTTGAAGAAATTCTTGCGCGTAGAAAAGCTGCGGAGAGAGCGGCCCAAATTAAATTTCTTGAAACTGCCGCACCCGATACTGCACAAAGAATGAAACAAGAAGATGCGGCGCGTCTCCAACAATCCACTGCTCCCGCGCCTGTCCCCCGCGCTGCTCCCGCAGCACCCCCGCTTCCAGCCACGCCTGTTCCCGGTGCTACCCCGGCAAGAGGAATAAAACCCGGCGGCGGTCAAGGACTGAATCCCACCGTTGGCGGCGAAGGGCTGATGGCAGACATCCCTGGCCTGACTCAGACCGCTACAGGCACTGCAAAAGAGTTTCAAAATATGCGTGACCAGTTTGGCGAACCCACTGTGTCGCAAGCAGTGCAAAACAAAATTGGCACGTACACACTAGCCCGCGAAACAGACGCCAAAGCTGCACTCGATGAAATCAAAGCCGATCAAGCCAAGCAAGGCTTGGGCATGGAAGCCGTCGAAAAAAGAACCAAAGAACGGGGAGAAAAGTTGAGCAAACGCGAAGCTGATCTACCTGGGTTGGCCATTTTCCAAGCAGGACTTGCCATCATGTCCGGGGAATCTCCGCACGGGCTGGTCAACATTGGCAAGGGTGCGGGCGTTGGGGCCAAGGCCTACACCGAAGGGTTGGATAAGTTGGAGGCGTCTCGTGAAAAACTGGACGAAGCCTTTGACAAGATCGACATGTTCCGTCAAAACCGTGCGGACATGAACGCCAAAGAAGTCCGCGCTGCCCAGAAAGACATCCGCGCTACCAGGACAGAAGCTGAAAAACTGGGGTTGGACGCGCTTCAAAAAGACGGCGATATGAACCGGGCAGATTCACGGGTTGCGTTTGGCGTAATGTCGGAAAACCGCGCCAAGATGTACGACATCAATGCAAGAGAGCGAATGGGGCTAGCTCAAATTTCTGCACAAGAAAGAATTGCAGCGAAGCAAGCGGAAACGGCAAGACTGAGTTCCCCTCTCCACATGTACCAACAGCTTGGTAATGAGCCCGAAGGAAGCCCGTTACTTAAAGGTTTTGGGCTGTTCAAAGAAGCGGACAAGGTACCTATGCTGTACAAAGCCTACACATCACAAGCCGCAGACCCCTTGAAGGGCGGTGAGTTCATGGCCCGGTACCCCACGTTTGCTGTGTATATGGCAGGTATGGGCGGTGCTGGCGGAAGCAGTTTTGTCGCACCCCCTGCAAATGCCCCTGTACTAAGAGCGCCGGGTCAGCGATAATATTTTCTGTGCGCAACCCCAACGCCGTCGCACGGGCAACACAATTTGAGTGACAGACATGGCCAACTACATCCGCTTGCCCAACGGCGCGTACTATGAAGCTACAGAAGGACAGTCCCCTGCGGATGCCTTTCGAGACGCATATAAGTACTTTCCACAAGCGTTTGGTGTAGAAGCCCCAGCCCCCACAACTAAAAGCGGTCTGGGCGGGGCGTTTGGTAAGGGGCTTGAGTCACTTCTGTCCAGCGGACAGACCGCCGCAGAATCCCTGATGGGGTCTCCCGAGGAAGCGGCCAAAAGCGCATTGGCACGCGGAGAAGCTCGGAGTAAAAAATACGAAGAGCAGGTCAGTTGGGATAAGGTCAAGAAGGCATACGAAGAGCAAGGCGTCTTTTCTGCCGCCAAGGAAGCGCTGGGCCAAGTCCCCGCAGCCATTGCTGAACAAGCGCCCAACATAGCATCGACACTGGGCGCGGCCCGGTTGGGCGCAACAGCAGGCTCCGTCTTTGGCCCGGTCGGCACGATTGTTGGCGGCGTGGCAGGCGCAGCCGCCCCGTCTTTAATCTCCCAGTTTGGCGGCAACATCGAGCGCCAAGCCGCTGAACAGCAGGCCAGGGGAGAAACGCTCAACATTGACCGAGGTGCGGCAGCAGCCGCTGCTTTGCCCCAGGCTGCACTGGATGTGGCCGGGACGTTCATTCCTTTGGGCGGGCAGCTTGTAAGCAAACTGACAGGAATACCCGTCAAAGCGTTGACGATTGGAGCAGGCAACGCCACCAAGCTGGCCGAAGAGCGTTTGCTTGCAACCTTGGCCAAAGGCACCGCCGTTGGCGCAGTAGCTGAAATCCCCACGGAAATTACCCAGCAGATGCTAGAGCGTGCACAAGCAGGGTTGTCTCTCACAGACAGCGATGCGTTGGCTGAATATGGCAGGACTGCATACCAAGTTGGTCTGCTGGCCCCTATTGGCGGGGCTGGCCGATTGTCTGAGCGCGGTGCTGCACGCGACACTGTGGCCAAACAAAAAGCGGACGAAGCCGCCCAGGCCGCGCAAGAAGCCGAAGCTGCCAAGAATGCACCAGAAGCACTGATTGCTTTGGACGATCAGTACCGGGCTGCGGCTGCACAGCGCCAACAACTTGAAGCATTGGTTGCAACCAAGCCCACCAAGGCCTCCACGGTAGAAGAGAAGAAGGCATATGTCGCGGCCAAGCAAGAGCTGGCCAAGTTCAACAACGAGTTCAAACCGCTGGAAGCCGAATACCAGCAGCGCAAAGAAGCGATTGACGCGTTGTACGCACAGCAAGCGGCGCAGATGGAAGCTGAGACAGCCGGGGCACAGCCAACCGCTGCACAGGCAATCCCCAACGCTACCGCACTACCGCCCGTCACCAAGCTGATGGACCAGTTAAGTCAAATACGCACCCAGATCGACACGGTTGAAACTCAGTTGGCCGCAGGCCCAAGCATTGAAGAGCAAGAACAACTCCAGGCCCAGCGCCAAGCGTTGCTCCCTCAACTGGAGTCCTTGGGCGCGGTGGTAACTGAGCGCGGGGGTGTGGCAGCGTCCGAGAAAGAGTTCCTGGGCGAACTCAAAGCCGCAGAAAAGAAACGCCTTGAGTTGTTGGCCAAGGGGGACTTCGACGCTGCCGCCCAGCAAGTCAC